CGGAACAAACAGGTTTTCGCAAATCCACATCCATTCCACGTTCCTGCCCATAAGCATAGAACGCAGTTCGTTTGCAAACTGTCGGATTTCAAGCAGTGCCCTGCTGCACAGACGCTTGTTCATAAAATTCACCAGGGACCGCAAGTTAATCTTCCACACCACCTTTGAGTCCATACCCAACGGCAGGGCGTTAGCTGCGTCTTCACGGGGAACACCTAGTTCAATAAGCTCCCCGTAAAATTCCGCAACCTGCTTCATACCCTTTTCGTAAACTTCACGCACACCGTCCTTTTGGCAAGACGGGGGCGTATAATACTTAAAGTTGCTTTCGTCAACATATCGGGTGGACGATTGCAAGCGGGTAGGTCCCCCACCTATGTGCGTATAGAGTTCACGGAACGCACGGGCAGACTTACCGTCAATCACAATCGTAATATCGGGATATTCCAGGACACGCCCGTGGTCCGCTTCAATGCAGGAAATCGCACGAAGGATATTCTTCTGCGGGTCGTCAACGGGTGCATTCCAACAAATACCTGCGGACTCACCTATGAGTTGAAGCGGGTTTTCGGTAACACTGATAATCGTAATGGGCATTTTGAACCTCTTGTTTAGGTCCCTTAAATATAACAAATTACCTGGTGGCTGTCAAGAAAAAGGCAGCGTAGAAAACCGAGAACTACGCTGCCCCGCCCCACGCCAATGAGCCTGCTACCAAAGTAGCGACGTAGGGCTATTCCACCCTTATGGAAGTAACAAGACGGAATGGCTACAAACCGTCCTGCTCCCAAAATATAAACAAAGTGGTTACTACCTGCAACTGCGTTTCATAGGAACGGGGGTCCCCGAACCCATAGGCGGGATTTCAACACAAATCTTCGTCCCACGCTCGTCTTCTTTCCAATACACGTTAGCCCTGCGGAAAGCCTTGCTCATTTGAGAAACAAGCATTTCAGCCTGGGCGGGTGTGATACGGTCAAAATAGAGCGATATGGACGTGTAGCCGTCGTGTTCAAGGGATTTCTTCTCTTGAAGTGCCAACCCTAGATTGTGCCAAATTCCCTCGGCTCTTGCAAGCAGCTTGTTAGCGTATGCGTTCATCGTTTAAATTCGTCTGCGGACGGCTTCGGGAACTTATTGTAATTGATACAATCCGTCACGCCCAAAGCCTTGTTCGCACAGTAGGACTTTGAATTACAGTTGTTGCAGATAGTTTCTTTGGTTTTAGCCATAGTTATCCTTGCGGTTCAAATGTATTCGCTGTATTGCAAATAATGTTATACAGTTGTTCGGACAGCAGTGTGCGGTCAATGTCGGATTCAACAATGCTGTGAATGCTTTTTGACTCGTCACGGCTGTTAGCTGCCACGCAGTCCAACCACATTTCAACAAGACCAAACAGGTTCGTAGAACCGTCGCCACGTTTGTCGGATTCAACCACGTCAGCTTGATTTAGCAGGACGTTATAAAGTTGGTCCGAAATCTTGAAGCGGTCCTTGTTCACTTCCAGGGATTGATAGATATTGCCATTCTTGTTTCGCTTACAAGCAGCAAGCCAATCAAGCCACATTTCAACCAACTGCATAAGGTTCATACCGCTAATGCCGTTGGGGAAGTGCTGCGGGTGGTGGTCGTTTTCTTTATAGTGGTGGTCCAATGCGGGTCCGAGGTATTCAAGGGACTTCTTATATTCGTCGGAACCGTAGGTGTGCTTTGACAAATGTTGGTGCGTCCCGACGTAATCAAAACGTTCCTTTTCGGGTTCGTGCAGTTTAGATTCGTCGTGGCGGTATGCCCTATCCATTATGTCATTACAGAAATCCAGGGCAGCGTCGGAAATAGTCTTGTCGCCATAGCCGTCTGCACGTTCAAGCAGGGACGTGCAGAAGTCCGTAGCGAAATCCACGACCATTTGACGGTGTGCGAGCGTATCTTGCGTGGAGTCAGCCATTAAGCCTTAACCGCCTTTTCCTTAATTTCGGCTTCTACAGCCTTTGCGTTCGCACGACGGAGCAAGGCTAGGCGAATGCCCAACTTGTCACGATATTCCAACATAGCGTTGCGTTGCTGAATAAGCAAGTTAGTATGTTCAATACCAATTCTATCACAGAAGTCGTCATCGTCCAACGAAGCGTCAATCTTTTCAACCCTCCCTGCGATTTCGTCAAATTCAAGTTCAAGGTCAACGATAACTTCTGCAAGACTCTTTACGGGAGCAGTCTTCACGGTCTTCTTTTTAGCCATTTTGCATTTCCCCCAATTAAACCTTTGACGTGCCTTCAACACCACGCTTCACACGGGCGTTAGTTCTCTTGCGGAGCCACATAAGGGCTTCTTCAATCTTCGTAATAGCAAGGGCGTTTTCACGGCACTTGTATTCGCTGTTTTGGAAGCCTTCCAAACGGCAAAGAACCATACCAAGCAAGTCTTCGTTGGCAACACCGTTCACACCGTTTTCCTTAATCGGACCTTCCTGGAAGTTCACGATACCAACGACACGGTTCTGTCCCTTGTGTTCACCGTCAGTGTCGGGCTGTGCTGCGATAACCTTAAAATGGTGCGGGGCATTGAACTTGAAATTTGCTTCGTGAATAATCATCGTGTAATTCTTCGTAAGCAGGTCGTGTTCAAGAACAACGTAGTCCTGGTCCTGCTTCGGAGCGGTCTTCTTTGCAGGAACCATTTTAGCCATAATCTTCGGGGCAGAAGTAGTCGGAATTTCGGACTTGACTTCCTTCTTCGGAGCTACCTTGACTTCTTTCTTCGGAGCGGTCTTCCCTTCCTTTTTCGGGGCAGCAGACTTGACTTCCTTCTTCGGAGCAGTTTTGGTTTCGGTTTTCGGTGCGACTTTTTTAGTAGCCATTTTAGTGTTTCCTTTGCTGTAATGCACAGCGGTTTTTGTGATTAAAACTTTGCGACAGGGATGCCCGCCAATTCTTGAACAGCATCACGGATATTCTTTTCAAAATCCTGGTGATATTCAACAGGGACCTGGATAATCTTGTCCTTATATTTCACAAGGTCGTTTATATCCGTGACAATCTTCGGGGGTTCCGTATCGGAACCGACAAACACGGAGAACGTATCACCGCAATAGACACCCTTAAACGCCTGTGCTTCCCAAATAGACGGAGAAACATAGTATATGCCATAGCCACGTTTTCTACGTTCATCAACCAGGGCATACAAGGGAGAACTTGAAGCCACAGCTACCCACATACGAAGCGGTGTAGTCCCTGCACAGCCAAACCTGGAAAACCCACGTCGCCACGAACAAGTGTATAGTTCGGATATATTCTTAAACCATAAATCGCACAGTGGTTTTTCCTGCGGGAAGCAACTATCATCCACGATAGCACCGAAAATAGCACGTCCCAACAAGAACCGATTGTTAGCAACAACAGCAAGACCTGCGTGATTCGGGAACATATTGGATTCAAGAGCAGAACCCTTATTCGGCAGCAAAATAGACTTGAAATACGGGGAAACGTTAATGCAGTCCAAGATACGGTCGGAAAGAAGCGTGTTGCTTGCGTCCGCAGTAATGACCACCAAATCAATCGGTGTAGTCGGCAGCAGGGTCCATTTCTTGTGGGGGTCCTTTACAAGCGTAAGGATATAGAGTTCATACAGGAACCCTACGATAGCAGCAAAACTTCTGCCCGCCCCCAAAGCACCCGCAAACAGGACTTCGCTATACTCCGACAAAAAGAACGGAGAACCATCGGAGGCAGCATAGATTTTCTTGAACTGCTCCAACCAATACGGGTAAATACCATCGCCAACGATATTCCCTAGATACTGCGGGTCCTTTACGAACGTTTCAATGTCAACAGGGGTTGCCACCAAATCCTGCTGCTCAATTATACTACTCATAGACGCTCCCTACTAGCCCATTCAGCAATAAGCAAACCGTCTGCGTCCTTATGCTTACGGATAGCGTCCGCAAACTGCGGATAAAGTCTGCAACCGATTTCCTTTGAGGCTTTCTTGAGTTCGGCAGAACCCTTTATGCCCTGGGGCAACATTTTCTTCTGCCACGGACGGGAGTCCGTATAGGTAAGCGGAACACCCAGGTCTTCCAAAACACAAAGCGTCGCTTCCAACGCCCGCATAGCCGAAAGCGTCGTGACAAACTGCTTCGGGTTCACACGGG